GAGCAGATTATATAGCTTACACACAAGGAAAACACACTCATAAAGTAGATGGTGCTATGAGTATGGCTGCAGCCGGACAAGCTAGTTTTGCTAGTGGAAGTACCACTTACATTAATGGTTCTGTTATAAACCTGAATACAGGATCAACGTCAGTGCTGCCGGCAGAATTAGATTCGATACCATTAATAGCTCAGACTGATACACTATTCAGTAAAGAAAAGGGTTGGGCAGCAGCCCCTGCAAAATTGTTAACCATAGTTTCCAGAGCTCCTGCACATACGCCATGGGCTAATGCAGGACAAGGAGCAGATGTAAAAGTAGATTTAAATGCAGACGCACAGTTCCCCTCAGCTCCTACACCAGCAGTTCAAGAGTCAAACAAGGTTGCATCAACGACACCTGATTACCCTGCAGTAACAGTGCCAGGTGCATCAACTGTGCCTCCTGTGCCTGCAGCGAGTGCTGCGTTAGATAAAAATTCTACTAGTGCGTTAGTAAGTGCAGCTGCCGCAAATGCTGCAACGGGATCAATATCAAACGCAGTAAAAGCAGGAGCCGGCATGGTTACTGATGCTGCTGGAAAAGTCGCTGGTGTGGCTGTGGGAATTACAGGATTAAGTGCGCAGGCTCTAGATGTTGCAGGAAGTATCAAACCTGGTTCAGGTGCATTAGTTGATTCTTTAGCAAAGGCCGGAAAGACTATCGAGCAAGCAATGCCTACTAATTTGTTTACTGGACAAGGTGGTGCAGCAAGTCTACCTAGCTTAGTAAACAATGTTACTGCACAAGCAACTGCAACAGTGGTAAATATGCAACAATGTCAAACATTGTTGACTAAAGCAGGAGTAATAACAGGCAACGAAGGTCCAGGCTCGATTGCAGGTCCCGTCTTATCTTCTGCGTTAAACGGAGTGGATGCTACAGTCAATGCAATAAAAAATATAGGTACCTCAGTGACTACCTCAGTGACTTCATTGGCGGGTAACATAACTGGTGCAGCAGATAGTGTTATGAAATCTATTGCTAGTGGTAATTTTGCAGCTAACTTATCTCAGAATGTAATGGGCGGATTATCCGGTCTCGCTAACTCAGTTAAATCAATGGCAAAGGGATTGGCTGACGTTGCAGAAAGTGCAAAGGGTGTAGCAGCGGGAGCATTTGCAGCTATAACAAAATCATTCAAATCATTCAAACCGGGAGTGCCACAGAATTTAAAAGCAATCACTGAAAAAAATCAACAAGAAACTGCTGCTACTGATCCTTATGCAGGACTGACACCTGCACAAATAGAAAAATTAGGCAGTGCAGATCCGACTGATCCGTTTATCAGATCAAGATTGGGCTTACCTGCGCTAGGTGGATTACCGTCCGTAAGTTCACTAGCATCCGGTGTATCTAGTTTGCCTGGTGGCGCCGGAGCAATTTCAGCAATTGTTGACGGCGCTAAATCAGCAGTTGCAGGTATTCCAAATGTCGCCGGTATAAGTTCTTTGATCAATGATTCCGTAACGGCAGTAACCAATAATATTGGTTTAGGTTCTGTTATAACTGCCACAAACAATCTGACAGGGTCATTATCCGCAGTATCCGGTGCAGCCTCTAGTATAACAGGGGCAGTGCCCGGGGCATTATCTAGTGCGACTGGATCATTGACTGGTGCATTATCTAGTGTCACTGGAGCAGCTGGATCATTGACTGGCGCAGCCGGATCATTGACCGGGACATTATCTAGTGTCACTGGCGCAGCCGGATCATTGACCGGTAATCTAACAGGAGCTTTGGACAAATTAAAATCAGGCTCCCAAAATTTGACATCACTTGCTTCAGCAGGATTACCGCCCGGCGCTGCAAGTCAGCTTAATTCTGCAATTGCGTCACTAAGCTCAGGTGGTCCGGTATCTATAAAGATGCCAACAATAGCATTGAACACTACCGATCGAACATCACTGACCAACGCAGTAGGATCTTTATTACCGGCCGGTGTTCCGACTCCCAATTTTGGAGGAACATCACTTGCATCTAAAACAGCCTCTGAAGCACAACAGCAGACAGTAGCTGACAATACGAAAAAAGTGGGTGACTTAAACAAACAGTACGAAGATCAGCGAAAAATAATTGACAAAGCGGAAGCAGCATATTTCAAAGCTAAAGTTGAATTACAACCCGGAGATCCTGGTATACAGGGAGCCAAAACAGCATGGGATACAGAAATTAAAAAACAAGCTGACATCAGTAAATCAATTGCAGGTACACTGGGAATTAATACTAATTTAGAAGGGATATCTGGACTACAAAAACAAGGTGCTCAACTCAACACAGCGGGCGCTGGTTTAGAAAAACTTTTACGAACAAATCCATTCACCGGCGCAGTAGGTGGAAAACCGACAACCCCTGGCCAGTTCGAAAGCGGCGGACCTGGCTAATCTTTAATAAATATAATTATGGCACAATATATAGGATTCAGCACGATAGGTGCAAATAAACCAAAAACTACCAATAATCCCGGTGGCGCCGATGGTGGTTTTGGTAGCATTATTCAACCAATTAATACTGGAAGAAAGTATAGATTGGTTAACGAGCAATTAGTCGTACAAGATTTTGTAAATGCTCTAAACATACAACAGGGACAAAAAGTTGGTCAGCCCGAATACGGTACCACATTGTGGACTTTTGTATTTGAACCAAACACGGCTGATGTTCAATTTCAATTAGAGAATGAAATAAAAAGAGTCGCTAGTTTAGACCCTAGACTACAAATCAACTATGTAAAAGCGTTCCCTCAAGAACAAGGCATATTAATTGAAGTTGAATTAGCAGTGTCCCCCTTCAATAATGCACAATTATTGAGTGTTTTCTTTGACAATCTTACAAATAAAGCCGTGATTCAATAGTACAAAAAACGCCACTTTTGAGTTATGATAAATACTTAAAAGAGAATAACTATGGCTACAAGTTCAAGACAGTCTGCATTGTTTGGCGTAAACGATTGGAAAACCGTATATCAGACCTTTAGTCAGGCTGATTTTAGAAGTTATGACTATGAAACATTACGCAAAAGTTTCATAGATTATCTACGCACCTACTATCCGGAAACATTTAATGATTACATAGAATCTAGCGAATTTATCGCACTACTAGATGTTATGGCGTTTATGGGACAAGGTCTCGCATTCCGTGACGACTTAAACACTCGTGAAAACTTCATTGATACTGCTGAACGTCGTGACAGTGTTATTAAATTAGCAAACTTGGTTAGTTACACACCAAAACGAAATTTAACATCACAGGGTTTCCTAAAGATAGCTAATATAAGAACTACTCAAAATATTACTGACTTAAATGGTATAAATTTAAGCAACATTCCTATTTTATGGAATGATCCTGCAAACCCATACTGGTTAGAACAATTCAACACAATTATTAATGCATCATTGATTGATAGTCAACGAATTGGCAAACCCGGCAATATTGCTGATTTGCTAGGAGTAACAACAAGTGAATACACTATTAACATACCACAGAGTACATTGCCCATAGTACCGTTTACTTCTACGGTAGATGGTACAACTATGAGTTTTGAGTTGGTTTCTGTTACTAGTGTAGGTGAAGATTATTTGTACGAATTGCCACCAGCGCCGACTGGAAAGTTTAATATGCTTTTCCGCAATGACAAACTAGGCTACGGTAGCCCAAACACAGGATACTTTTTTTACTTTAAACAAGGTGCATTGCAAAATTATGATTTTAATTTGCAACAGCAAATCAGCAATCAGGTTATAGACATTAATATTGAAGGTATTAATAACACTGATACATGGTTATATCAATTGAACACAAATAACAATTCTACATTATTATGGAAACAAGTAGAAAATGTATATGCGGATGCATATTTACAGACTGAAAATTCAGATAGAAACATATTCTCAGTTAATTCACGCTTTAATGACCAAGCAAGTTATATTTTTGGTGACGGAGTTTTTAGTAAAATTCCCGTAGGTCAATTTAGAGCATATGTTCGTTCAAGTAATGGGTTGACATATACTATTGATCCAAATGAAATGCAGGGTATTAGTATAAGTTTTAGTTATGTTAGCCGAGTCGGTCGATTAGAAACTGTAACAGTTGGTTTAGAATTACAAACTCCGGTCAGCAATGCTCAACAGCGTGAACCACTAACTGAAATTAAACAAAGAGCTCCTACAAGATATTACACACAAAACCGCATGGTTAATGGTGAAGACTATAACAACTTCCCGTATACTCTTTATAGTTCTATTATAAAATCAAAAGCAATTAACCGTTCTAGTATAGGCGTCAGTAAGAATCTTGATTTACTAGATCCCACTGGAAAATATTCTAGCTTAAACAGTTATGCGAATGATGGAGCGATATATTCTGACAATACTGACGGCAATTATACACTCACCGTAAACAACACTGAAGATATTATAAAATATTTGTCTGATAATTTGGCAGGTGTATTAGCAGACAACAGGTCTGCTCAATATTACATAACATACTATCCTAATTATTCTGTAGCTACAACTGTAGCAGCCAATAAAGTATATTGGCAAAATAGCACAGTAGATGCAAATTCTAATACAGGATATTTTTATAATACCGGAACATTATCTAACATTCCTTTATCTCTAGGTGTATATACATCCAATAACTTAAAGTATGTAACTAAAGGTGCATTGGTAAAATTTGTTGCACCTATTAATTATTATTTCGATAAAAATAATAGACTAGTTCAAGGCATAGCCGGACCTAGTGATACTACTTATTTTTGGACGAGTGTGTTAAATGTTGTAGCCGACGGATCAAATAATGGGGTTGGATCATTTAGTAATGGTCAGGGACCTGTTACTGTAAATGGAATTGTGCCGACAGGTGCAGTATTAGATACAATTATTCCAAGTTTTGATAACAGCTTATCTAATACGGTGTTACAAGACTGCATTTCTGCTATGGAACTAAATCAAAATTTTAGTTTAGTATTTGACAATTCACTAACAATTGCACAAGATCGTTGGAGTTTACAATCATATAATAATTCAAACTATTTTGTAAACTTTTTAAGTTTAGGAAATAATCGTTACCTCATTACTTACAAATCATTAATTTATTATTTTGGCAGTGTAGAAGATGTGAGATTTGCATTTGAGCGTGCTAAACTAATATATGATCCATTCTCAGGAAAAATTCTACAAGACTTTGTAAAGATATTAGAAATAAATACTCAGCCTAATAGTAACTATGCACTAGCGAATAATATTCAAATT